TTGTATCGTCGCATTGTTGCTATGGAGCGTCAGATGATTAGGGATGGAAACCGTGGCGGTAAATGAGGCGGGTAATTACACTAAGCCCAAGATGCGGAAGTCTTTGTTTAATAGGATAAAGGCGGCTAATGTTCAGGGCACTGCTGCTGGCAAGTGGTCAGCGAGGAAAGCGCAACTCTTAGCAAAGCGGTATAAGGCTGCTGGTGGAGGATATAAATAATGGATCTTATGGATAGATTTAATGAAGATTTCGGCAACCTTAAAAAAGAAAAAGACAAAATTAAATATCTTCGCCGAGCAATAATTTCTGCTAAGAAAAGCATTGATGCTTTAATGAAAAACCCTAATAAAGAAGTTGTTATTCAAGGTGATGACGGGCCTCAGAGAGCTACGAATAGAGACCTAGCAAGCGATGAGCGTGCTATTAAGAAAAAAGCCACTACTCTTTTGAACGATATTTCAAAAGAAAAAATGGAAAGTGACCCCAAGAATCAACCTCGTGACAGAAATACAGGCGAGGCAAAAACAAAGCGCATTAAGACTAGAACTATGAGTGGCGGCGCTGGTGGCAGAATGATGATGCCTCAAGAATACTCCAAGCGTTCTTTGTATAAGCCCAAGACCAACTAATGAGAGCGCCTCAAAAGTCATTAATAAATTGGGGCAAGCAGAAGTGGCGCACCAAGTCTGGCAAGAAGTCTAGTGAGACTGGTGAGCGCTACTTACCTGCTAAGGCTATCGCTGCTCTTAGTGATTCTGAATATGCAGCTACAACCGCAGCTAAACGAAAGGGCAAGGCTAAGGGTAAGCAATTTGTGGCTCAACCGAAAGCAATTGCTCGGAAGGTAAGGAAGTACAGAACTTGAGCTTTACGAATACTTTAAAGCAGGAAGAACTTACTATGCTTCGTCGCATTGTGAAGAATATTCACTTTCAATATTTTGATCAGAAGCATGGAAAGTCTTTTGTAACTGATAGAATGCTGGACAATGTGATTGAGAACATTGGTCCTGAAGCTGCTGAGAAGATGATTAGGTCTGGTGTAGATCAAGGACTGCGTTAGTGGTTGATTTCAAGTACAAGCCTGACGGTGAGCATCTTAAGTCTTTCATGCGGGATGATACTTTTTTTCGTGGCGTAAGGGGGCCTGTTGGTAGTGGTAAGAGTGTTGGGTGTTGTGTCGAGGTTTTTCGCAGGGCTTTGGAACAGAAGAAAGCGCCAGACGGAAAGCGAAAATCCCGATGGGCAATTATACGAAATACAAACCCACAGCTACGAACTACGACTATTAAAACATGGCTTGACTGGTTCCCAGAAAACGACTGGGGAAAGTTCACATGGTCGGTCCCGTACACGCACCACATTAAAAAAGGTGAGATAGATCTTGAGGTTATCTTCTTAGCATTAGATAGACCTGAAGACGTTAAGAAACTCTTATCACTAGAGCTTACTGGAATATGGATCAACGAAGCTAGGGAAATCCCTAAGTCAATTATTGATGCGTGTACAATGCGTGTGGGTCGATACCCTTCTATGCGTGATGGTGGGCCTAGTTGGACTGGTGTTATTGCTGATACCAACGCGCCTGAAGAAGATCACTGGTGGCCTATTATGTCTGGTGAGGTTCCGATTCCTGACCACATACCGCGAGAGCAAGCCAAGATGTTGGTTAAGCCAGACAACTGGCGCTTCTTTACGCAACCCGCTGGAATGGTGGAGGTTAAGAACGAAGAGGGCGAGATTGACAGCTATAAGCCTAACAAGGAAGCTGAAAACACAAAGCACATGATGAAGTCTTATTATCCTAATTTAATTCAGGGTAAGACAAAAAGTTGGATTGATGTGTACGTTATGAATAAGCTTGGCTCAATTCAGGACGGAAAGCCAATATATCCTATGTTTGCTGCGGATGTTCATGTTGCCAAGGAGGAGATAGCCATTGCTGCTGGCGCTCCTTTGTATGTTGGCTTGGACTTTGGATTAACTCCCGCTGCTACTTTGGGTCAAAAGATCCGTGGGCGGTGGTTGGTGCAAGCTGAGATCGTTGCATTTGATATGGGCATTGTTAGGTTTGCTGAAGTTCTCAGGGAAGAGATTGCAACTCGTTTCTCAGAATGTTCCGATGTGTATATATACGGCGATCCCGCTGGTGACTTTAGAGCGCAGACTGATGAATCTACTCCCTTTCACATTCTGCGCGGCGCTGGCTTGAGGGCATTTCCTGCGCCTTCCAACTCTGTTGACCTTCGGCTTGAATCGGTTTCCTCCCAACTGAATAAGATGGTTGAAGGGAAGCCAGCGTTTTTAATTGATCGAAGGTGCCAACAGTTAATCAAAGGCTTTGAGGGCGGGTATCAATACAAGCGCATGGAAGTAAGCGGTGAGCGATATGCGGATAAGCCAGACAAGAATATGTTTTCTCACATTCACGATGCGCTGCAATACATGATGCTTGGCGCTGGTGAGGGCAGAGCATTGATGAACAATCAAAAGCCAGCCCGACCCGTTGTTGCGAATAGAAACTTTGATGTATTTAATAAGAAGCCAAACAAGCAAAGAAGACAGGGCCTTTGGGCTAGGATGTAATTGTGCGTTGCAATTATTCTTTTTCTCTGCTTTTGGGGTCTTAACAAAGGAGATAGCTTATGTGCGGAAGAAGAAGCAAACCTGATCCTCGCATCAAAGAGGAGCAGGAGAAATCAAGAGCAGCAGCAGAGGCCGCTAAAGAAGCGGCGATTGCAGAGCAAGTTGATAAGCGCATGAAGCAGCTTGAGCTAGAACGTGAGAAAGAAGCGACTGCCGCTGCAACTAAAGCCGCACAAGAAGCTAAGGCTAGACGCCAAGCTGAAATGGAGCGCAAGGCTGAAGCTGATCGTCAGGCAAAGCTTAAGTCTGAAGCTGAAGCTGCCAAAAGAGAGCGCGAGTCTTTATTGACTAGAGCTAAAGAATCATTTGGTCCTGAGACAGTTAGAGGAAAAGGCGGCAGTGAATTTGTTGCTGGCTCTGAGGTAACTGCCGCTGGGGTTGCTGGCGAGTCTGATGCCGCAAGACGTAGACGCTCTACACGCGGGGGCCGTGGTCGCCGTAGCTTATTAACATCTTCTGCGGGTGGCATGGGATATTTCAGTAGGTTCTTATAATGATAGTAGACCCAATCGCAAAAGAATACCTAAAGCGGTATGAGAGAGCGAAGGCAAAGCGCACTAACTTTGTTGACGTATTTGAAGAGTGCTATGAGTATGCGCTTCCGCAGCGCGAATCATTTTACTATGAGTCTTCAGGACAAAGGCGTGACGATAAGATCTTCGACGAAACTGCTGTTGTAGGTGTTCAAGAGTTTGCATCAAGGCTTCAGTCTGGTCTTGTTCCAAACTTTGCGCGTTGGGCTGATTTGAATGCTGGATCTGAGGTTCCAAAGGAGCAGCGCGATTCAGTAAACAATGATCTGGACGAAGTAACTGAATACGTCTTTGAGGTAATTCAGAACTCTAACTTTGCTCAAGAAGTGCACGAGTCCTTTATGGACTTGGCAGTCGGGACTGGTATTCTGGTTTGCGAGGAAGGGGATGCAATCAATCCCATTCGCTTCTCTGCTATCCCCCTTCCACACGTCATTCTGGACACCGGCCCCGACGATAGTATCGACCATGTGTTTCGTGAAAGAAAGAACATTAGGTTTGACCAGCTTAAGATAATGTATCCGAAGGGAACATTTAGCAACGAGCTTCTAGGTCTAATGAGCAATCAATCGGATCAGACAACAACTGTTCTTGAGATTGTTTGCCGCGATTACTCTAAGGTAAATGAAGAAGCTTATTATCATTACGGGATTTGTATGACTACAAAGTCTGTATTGATGAAACGTCAGATGAAGGGCTTGGGCTCCAATCCGTTTATTTGCTTCCGTTGGGCTAAGTGTGCTGGTGAAGTTTATGGACGGGGGCCTTTGTTCAATGCCCTCTCAGCAATTAAGACAACTAATCTAACTGTTGAGCTAATCCTTGAGAATGCACAGATGGCTATCTCTGGGATTTATCAAATGGAAGATGATGGTGTGATAAACCCTGATACGATTAATTTAGTTCCGGGCACGATCATCCCAAAGGCGATGGGCTCTGCGGGCTTGCAACCTATACAAGCAGCGGGAAGCTTTGATGTTGCTCAATTGATTCTCAACGACATGAGAAAC